CAGATGGAACTGAAGATTCTGCTTTGTACTTGCAAGTCAGAAGCAACGCTTCTTTACTTTCTGCAGTAGCTATCTCTGGAAATTCAAAAAGGGTAAATATCGGCAGTGATTTTGATTTATTTCTGCAAGAAGATGGGCGAATTATATTTGAGGGAGCTACGTCTAATGACTTTGAAACCACCCTTACTGTCACAGACCCCACAAGCGATAACACCATTTCATTACCCGATATTTCTGGCACTGTTGCCTTACAGGAACAAGCGTATCAATCCATCAACGCACAGACAGGCACAACCTATACTACTGTTCTAGCAGATGGTGGTAAGCTAGTTACATTATCCAACGGCTCTGCAATCACCCTTACAATACCACCTAACAGTAGTGTTGCTTATGCAGTTGGAACAAAGCTGGACTTTATACAAATAGGTGCAGGGCAAGTAACAGTAGCAGGTGGAACTGGTGTAACGGTAAATTCAACACCAACCTTAAAGTTTCGCGCACAACATAGTGGAGCAAGTTGCATCAAGATTGCTACAGATACGTGGCAGTTGGTAGGTGACTTGGCATCAAGCTAATGAATAGTATTCCCTTAGGCATCATGGCATCTGGTCATAAGTTTGATGACACTATCACTTACACTGTCGGCAGTGTAAATACGAATGCCTCATCAAGTGATATTGCAGCACAAACAGTCACGCTACCATCAAATGCAGATAACAGCGATAGTGCTCCAATTATTGTTGTAGGTGTAAAAACCAACCGAGATGATAGTTCTGCTGAGACTGCAACTTTTGTTAATCAAAGTAATTTTACAAGAACAGATTATAAAGACACACCGTTAACTTCAAATGATGCTGGTCGTGTTGGTATATTTATAGGTAATAATGGTCGAGGTGTTTCAAACGCTACAACATTTACCGTTGATACAACAGACGAGGGATTTGCCCAAACACTCACTAGCTTTTTTATTAAAGCTACAGGGGCAAGCACAATTAGTCTTGTGCATTTGAGAGTTAAGAACGGTGAATTTACTTTTATACAAGCAGAAGGTGATGATGGCGCAGGTGGCACACATACTGTTGTGTCGGGAGAAATTCAAGTTGGGGATGTTGTTGTTCTTGTTGATTATGCTTTTAATAATACAAGCACAGCTTTGCCTACTAAAGTTATACCTTCTGGTTTTACGGAAATATCAGATGCACCTTTCGATGCGAGTAACGAGTTTAGAACTGTTTGCAGTTTCAAAGTAATGACAACAGATGACATTGATGCCGATGGAACAACTCTTCAAGGCATGAACGCTGAGAGTGAAACAAAATGGCTTTATGTTTTTAGAGGTGCGTAGTGGAACTAGACGCAATGCTTTTCTGGAATATTATCCTTACGCTTGTGATTGCACCTATCTTTTGGGCGTTCCGTCAGATGTACGCAGAGGTCAAACGATTACAGTTATTACTGAATGATACGAGAGAGAAATATGCAACCAAGCCAGAACTGCGAGACGATATGAGGCAAGTTATGGACGCATTACACAGGCTTGAGGATAAGTTAGATAGGGCGTTGGAGAAACACTGATGGTTGACCCAATTTCAGCAATGGCGTTGGCTGGGTCTGCTTTTAATGCACTTAAAAAAGGCGTTAGCATAGGCAGAGATATAGAGTCTATGGGCAAGAGTCTTTCGCAATGGATGAGTGCTGTATCCGACATAGACAGAGCGCATCATGAGGCAAAGAATCCACCGATATTTAAAAAAATATTTAACGCAAAATCTGTTGAACAAGAAGCGATGGAATTGTTCACGCAAAAGAAACAATTAGAAAACCAAAGAGATGAATTGCGTAGATTAATTAGTAGTATGTTAGGGCCAAATGCTTGGCAAGAATTAATTAAAATGGAAAGGGATATAAGAACCCAAAGGCAGGAAACACTATATGCACAAAGAGAAGCACGTAAACATTTCATAGAGATTGTTGCGTTTTTGTTTCTTGGTGTGGTAGTTATTAGCTTTATAATATTTATGGCTTGGCTTTTTTCAAATAGAGGAGAGTTTTAATGGATGCTAAAATTTTAAAATGGAAGATTATGCCACGCCTTATGATGTTGGTGATGACCATTATGTATATAAAAGTTATAGAATGGGGAATGTCATTAGATGATTTAACCACACAGCAGAGTGCTATGATATCGGTAGTGTCAGGTGCAATGACAGGCGCATTTGCTGTTTGGTTGGGGAGTGAGAAATGATACAAGCATTGATAGGGCCAGTATCAGGATTACTAGATAAGTTTGTTGAAGATAAAGACCAGAAGAATGCATTAGCCCATGAAATCGCCACACTCGCAGAAAAACAAGCGCATGAAGCAGCCCTCGCGCAAGTCGAAGTCAACAAGCAAGAAGCCCAGCACAGGTCAATATTTGTTGCTGGATGGCGTCCCTTTACAGGATGGGTCACTGCGTTCGCGTTGGCGTACCACTTCATCATTGCTCCGTTTATTCTTTTCGCAACTGCGATTGCTGGTATTGAAATACCTGAATTACCTAATTTCGACATGGAAACCTTAACAACTATTCTTCTTGGTATGCTTGGATTAGGTGGCTTACGTAGTTTTGAAAAGTACAAAGGAGTATCTAAATGAGAAAGTTTGCCAAAGTTGCTAAGACTAAAAAGGGTGTGCCAAAAAAGTATGTGCGCGGTGCAAAGAATCCTAAGAAAAGAGAAGAAGAAATAAAGCGTACAGCAAAACTATATAGACAGGGTAAACTTACACCAGCTATGATGGATAGAATTAGTAAGATAAGGAGTAAGGGATGAGCAAAGCAGCTGTTATAGCAAAGTATTCTAAGTCATCTGGTATATCCAAAGGCACGTTAGGCAAGGTATATAAAAGAGGGTTAGGTGCATATTATTCTAGTGGTAGTAGACCCAAAGTATCAGCGCATCAGTGGGCAGCTGGGAGAGTTCGCAGTTTTGCCACGGGCAAAGGCGGAGCAAGGAAGGCAGATGCAGATTTAATAAGAGGCGGTAAAAAGCAAAAGGCGAAAAAGAAATGATGACGAAACAGCAAAAAGCAAAGGTCAAGAAGGTAGCATCTGGCTTGCGTAAGGCATCACGTTCTCATGCAGGGCAAGCTAAATCATTACAATCTTTATTGAAAAAGAAAGGTAAGAAATAATGCCAGGTAAGAAACTTTCCCCGAAACAAAAGAAATTAGCTAGAGTAGCCTTACCAAGAGATAAGATTACTGGTGCTGATTTTAAGAAACTTAAAAAGAAAAAGAAATGAACCTAGATAAATTAAGAGAGGAGCTTGCTGAAGATGAAGGGTGTAAGTATGAGATATACCTTGACCATCTGGGCTTGCCTACATTCGGTATTGGACATTTAATTACCAAAGATGATCCAGAATGCAATTTGGAAGTGGGCACAGTCATAGAACAAAGCCGTGTGCAGTCTGCTTTTAATTTAGATATAACAGTTACCATAGAAGATTGCCATAGGTTATATAAAGATTTCAATGAGTTACCAGAAGAAGTTCAGTTGATAGTTGCAAACATGATGTTTAATTTAGGCTATCCAAGACTATCTAAATTCAAGGGCATGAAGGCAAATGTAGATGCAAGAGACTGGGCTGGTGCAGCAGATGAGATGGTAGATTCAAGATGGTACACACAAGTAACAAACAGAGCTAGACGTTTGGTTGAGAGAATGAGACAGGTAGATGGTAGCGAAACGGTTTCAGAATCCTAGTGGTGGTTTAAACGCTGCTGGTAGAGCGCACTTCAAGCGCACTACTGGTGCTAATTTAAAAAGTCCTGTAAAATCGGGAGACAATCCAAGACGTGCTAGTTTTTTGTCAAGAATGGGTAATATGAGAGGGCCAGAACGTGACAGTAAGGGAAAGCCTACGAGATTACTACTTAGCCTTCGTGCGTGGGGTGCAAGCAGTAAAGCTGATGCTCGTAAAAAAGGAAAAGCAATCAGCAAACGCAACAAAGCCAAAAAGTAAAGAGGTCGCGTACCTCAAAGGAAAGAAAGAAAAGGAGACTGATATGCCAGGACATTATGGTGGTGGTATGATGAAGAAAACTAAGAAAGCAAAGAAGCAAGCTGCAACAGCTATGTCTATGAAGAAAGCTAAGAAGAAGCCTAAGAAGAAGATGTAACGTCAGATTGCTCGTTCATACAGTTCTGGCAGATAATATTTCTGGTTCTTACAAACTCTATAAGTTTCTTAATGGGTAGCTTGATATAGTTTCTTACAAGTCCGTCTGGATGCCTGAAGCATAATGCTTTGTGTGATTTATTATATCCGCAGCTTTGGCATCCTTGTGACTCTTGATATTTATTAAGCCAGTACCTTCTTCTTTTGTATCTGAGATAATATTTTTGTTGTCTTGCTTTTGTTTTTGCAACTTGTTTTAAATATTTATCTTCTTTGAACTTTACAAACGCATCCCAATCAGCGTAAGATTGTTTCAAATCTTTCATGGATTTTGTCCTCCCTTGTCAATAACTCCCCCTGTCTAGTTCCCATCTACACAGGGGGTTTTTTTTAATTGAATGGTGAGTTTATTTTTTTGATAGCTGGTTGGAAAGGATTACTCACACTACCATCGTCAATTTTTTCAGAAATACGAAGGTTAAATTTCTTCTTACCTCTCGCAGTTTTATATTTT